TATAATTTCTTTACACAAATTAGGACGATATACATTATATGCGTCCCAGCTTTCGGTCCACTTACTTGGATACTTAAATGTGTCCAAGTACATTTCTTTGTAACTTAGTCTGTCAGGAACCATTGGAATTGCATCTACAACAGTGCCTTCATAACAACTAATGCCTAATGTTTCTTGCAAATTAGCACTAAACACTAGTTTTGCCTCACCCAATAAATTATGATATTCATTTTTAGTCAGTTGTTGATCTTGACATACGACAAATTCATATTGTGGTAAGTGTTCTTTTAAATCTCTAAAAATATTAACTTGTTTTTCTGGAGCAATACGATGTGGGAATAAGATAAGATCACGCTTGGGCATGTTCTTATACATTGTTAACGTATCTTCCATATACTCCATGGGCCATCCTGTGCGTATAATTTTACTTTGATTAGTATAATAGTTTGGTGGAGTAAGAGTATCATGGAACAAGTTTTCAGTAAACATGTTAATATGAAACTCTGTAGCAAAGTAGTTATAATCAAATGAATGGAAGAAACTTTTCTCAGCATGTCTAACCCAAGGTTTAGCACCAACCAAGCGTCCAAGAAAGTCTTGTGGATCATATGATCCAGCATGCCATAAGCCGTGTGTAGTTACCGGAATACCTAGCAACTCACTCATGTACTTTAAGTTTATGATACCAGGATGCCAAGCATCAGTAAAGATAAAGTGATCGCCGGAATGAACGGCTCCGTTACAAAATAAACGACCCATCTGCTCAACTTGACTAGCCTTGTATATATTAGTCCCGCCAAAGTTAAGAAACGCTCCTGGAGTGGTAGCACTAGGTATGTCCATAGGACCAGAGATAATTTGAACATTGTGTCCTGCCTTTTTAAGTAGTTTGGGTACACTAGTTTTCCATTGACCAGTGTACCGTGTGTCAACTGCTTCAAGGTCGACTAAAAAGACTTTCATCAGTCTTTGAACCTTGGTTTGCTGTTAAAATTTGGATTATGTGGACGAGGATTCTTGCCCAAATAAGGTTTACGTTCACCGTTCCATGCCTTCTTAGGTCGACGGCTGTACTCAAAATCTCGCCAATTTTGACTTTCCCTATTATAAAGGTCGGCTGGGTTATAGTTACGCAACTCAAAGCGACAAAAGTCGAGATAGTTGTCCAGGTCATCAAAAATCTTAACGACTTCGTTTTTCATAGGAGTATTTCCTTTAATTTTAGTACTTAATAAATGAACCATTTTCTCCGTCTTCGGAGACCTCAATCCAAACCTCACGGCCTGGATACTTATTGGAAATAGTGTCGTACAATTCGTCCGACATCATTTCGCAACTCTTATGATCTAGCGACAAAACACCTTGTGCGCTAGAATACAGTTGTTCAAGCCATCGCTTGAATTGTATGAATTCCACATCTCTGTCATTGTGGGTGACACTAAGCCATACCCTAAAATGGAAAATATGACGATGAGGATTAGCAAGAAACGATACATCATATTGATCTCCTGTTGCTAGGTTAGGGTCTGTTGCGGCCGCAGGATAGCAATGGATGCCTTCCTTTTGAAATGTGACCCAAATCATTTTAAGCGGCCGTATATCTTGTTTAAGAATCATAGTGTTGTATCTTGTGTGTACTGATCCCAATGAGTGTACTTGTCTTTACTCATCAAGCTCTGTAAGTGATGTGTCCACACACCTGGATTTGTAGCACCCCAAGTTCGGTCGTCCAGTTTAAGTGTGGCATTATAGTTGAGTTGATTAATGTAAGGTAACTTGACACTAATCATGGGAACAAATCGAGGATATTCGTTATATGCTGATTCCAATACACCTTCAATGTGTTCAACACCAAAGTCTAAAGTAACCCAATAGTCTGCTTTTAAACAGCCAATAATAACTTCATCCCATGCTTTATATTCTTCGTGGCTAATACTTTTAGGATTAAAACTTTGACTAGTGCCAAAGTAAATATGTTTAATACGTTTGCTTTCGTCCAAGTATGCTTGTGTATCCCCTGCCTTACGAAGTATGTCTTCTAAAGGAGGTGTGCCTACAACAAACAAAGTGAACATGCCATGACAAACAGTATGCTCTACTTCGTAGCCTGTAAAATATGTGACGTCTTGTCTTTGTTGTGTATCTAACATGTTGTAAGTATATAATAATTAATATATAAAGTCAAATCCAATTTTACCAAAGTAAGTAGCCTCTGCTTTGATTGGCTTTTCGATTAATACTTTCTTCAAATGCTTGTTCCCACTGTGATACTCTAGGATATGCGTTTGACCAAAATCTATCAACAATTATGTCACCGTTTTCAATCCAAGTAGCCGCATCTTGCATACATTTATAAAAACCTTCAGTTCTTGGACTAGGGAACATAATAGTACATGCTTTCCAAAGTAAATTACCAAAATCAGTGTTTACTTGCTTTTGATTTCCAAACACAATTAACGCTTCGTTGTTTACGATTGGTTGATCAAATACATCTGGGCCTGAACCCAAATCAATAATAACGTCAAAGGTTCCAGTGTATTCTTCAGAAAGCAGTTCTCCCCACTGACGTTTATTGCTTTTACCTTTTACTGTGATTTCAAAATCTAAATGATTTAGTTTAATTGTATGATACGCAACCCAAGCAAGGAAGCCACTGCCTATAATCAGCAATCTCTTACCTGGCCCACTTCGTTCTGCAATTTCTCTAATGGGTTGATGAATAATATTAATCCCGCATGCTACTGGTTCTAGTATGTATTTAGGATCAGCTTCGGGTACCTTAACATATTCTCTAGCACGTACATTATATACATCCGCATACGCAGGCTCGCCACGTGTTGCCACAAGGTCTCCTACTTTAACATCAGTTACTTTATTACCAATTTCAATAATTTGACCCAATCCTTCGTGACCATGCATATTTGATGGCAATAACGCAAACTTTCCTTGCATCATATCAATGTCACTTCTACAAATACCAGTCATAACCGCTGCTACTTGGATTTCTGTTTCTCCAGGAGGCTGTACATCGTACTTTGCTTCAAAGAAAGCACCTTTACCGTCTGTTTGTAATGTATCTACTATCATAAATCTTCTATCCTTTCATGTATCCAAAAGTCTTGTTGTAATTGTTCTTGCCAAAAATTGTTGTTAGTTAGGTTTTCAATAGTATCAACAATCATATTATGATATGCTTCTTCTGGGCACCAACCTAGTTCAAAACGTTCTACGCTACCATCTTCCATTGTAAATTTAATAGAGCTATCGTCTTCATGCATATTAGCCCAATCTGCTAGTAAAGTCCATTTATTACCAAATAACAGATGGCAACGATCATCCACATCGTATGTCCCATTAGGATTTATAGTTCCATATTCAGTACTTTTAATATTTTCCAGATTATGACATTGTAGTGAGTGTCTTCCAGTTTGTTGTTCTTTTAGCCAGTTTGGATTCATAGCAACATAAAGACTTAGTAAGTGTGGCATTAGATCTCTACTAACTCCGCCAAACGCTAATTTTTTAGTAGTAAACCAGCTGCCTGGATTGGGAATACAATTTTTCCTACTCCAAAATATGTCTACAGTCTTTGCTTTAGCGGCTAATTCCTTTAATTCACTTATATTACTACGCCACATGTTATTTTTAACCATCATGAAGCGTGTATTGCTAAATGTTTGAACCAATGTAGCCCAGTTTTCTGATCGAGCAACACCAGGTTTTTCAACAAATACAATTTTACTTACAGGTGCAACTCGGGTTGCAATGTCAAAATGTGTAAAGTTAGGTGTACAAATATGTACAGTATCAAACGGAGCATACAATAGTATAGCAGAATCAATACTGGGTAACATTGCACCTTTTGTAATATCCTGATCCACAGTAATAACTTCGTGGCCAAGTTTGTCTAGCACAGATTTGTACAAGTTTCCAATACCCATACCAATGACTAGACTACGCTTGCTCATTTTTCTTTTCCTCGTAGGATTTAAACATTCGAGTTACCTCTTCCATGCGTTTGGCAAACACATGCGGGCTTGCTTCTGCGGCCTGCTCCATATCCCAGTCGCTAGGATAATGACGCAAACAACTTCTAGCGCCGTCTTTAATTGCTTTTGGAACTCGAGGAGTAGTTAGAATCTCAAGTAAAAACTTTTGAGTCTGCAATACTGCTCGATATCTTTCATCAGGTAGCGTCATCTTCTTTCTCGATTTCAGTTTCTAGTTCATCAAGTTTGTTAATTTCATCTTCACTAAATTCATCGCTATGTTCAACAACTGGTTGTGCAACAACTGGAGCAGTTTCTACAACCTCAAACAAGTTTTCAAAATTTGTATGAGCATTGATAGCTTTCTTACCACTTGCGCCACGTGTACCAATAACACGATTCCAAAAGAATCTAAATTCATCGATAACTTTTAACGCAGTACCTTTGTCGCTTGTAGCAAACAATGCTTCAACAATGTCTTTAAAGAATATCTGATCAAAACGTTCGTCAACTAACATATTAGGGCAACGACCAGCATCATATTGTCTGTTGGCTTCTTGAACAGCGTTCAAATGCATCCAAACATTATGACCCATCATAATGCCATAACTAAAACTATCCCACGATGTTTTATTAACTTGTCCAAACTTGTTAGTATCGCCTGGGCCGTAAATGCAAATTTCATTGAGTTTAATCTGATCAATAATGGGACTAGATTCAAATACTTTTAAAATGCCATCTTGAATAACTGCGTCTTTATACAAACGTGTATCGTTAGCATACTTCTTGTCATCAGCACTTGATGTCATTCTGTATGTCCATTTTTTACGATCTTCTGTTTCTGTTTGAATATAAATCTGTCCGTTAGCAGTTGCTAAGAACGGGCTTGCACAGTCAAAGCTGATACTAAAGTTTTCGTTATGATGTTTGCGAACAACACGTTGAATATCTGTAAGTAATACTGCCCATTCTAATTTACTTGTACCTAAAAAGTGCATCCAATCTTGATGACCTTTTTCTAACAATCCATCAAAACGTAATTCAACTAATCGTCTTAGTACAAGCTCGACATCACACATGTTCTGGCCACCCATACCCCAGCCATTAAATGCACGATCACCGTATTGCTTTGGATCACAATACTTTTTCATGCGATCATACCAGTCATCTGCTTGACCGTGATTCTCGCCTTGTAATACGTTTAAGAACTTGCAATTGCCGTTTCGATTATTAACAAAGTAATCATTATTAATATATGTGCCATTAACTGCATCAGCATAACTGCTAATGCCGATTAGTTTAGGACTTTCTGGATTTTTAGCAGTCCAACTTGGAATATCAAGACACATACCATAGTCCATTAAGGTATCCATCCAAGCTAAAACTTGTTTACGCTTTTTCATTGCACGTGGACAGTTGGGATCTTTCCAATCACCAGTCCATTTGCCTTTACCAATTTGGAAACCACCAGAGTCACCTAACACCCAAGATGTATTGCGATCTCTGTTACGGAACATATCCTCTTTTGGATCAAACTTATTCAAGTCTAAGTTAGCATGTCCAGCACTATACAAGCACCAGTGATAATAAAATGCACCCTTGTCTGGATCCAAATAGTTGAGACTCTCCGCACCGTGTGCAAATGATGGCGGAATACGAGTGGGGTCTACATAATTAAAATGACGTTGTTTACCAACAAACGTCGAATAAAATGTCGACGTTGCTGGCAAAAACTTTGCGTAATCGCTTTGTGTAGCCGTTAAGTTTGTATTCATTACTTAGATTGAGCTGGAAGAATATAGTTGTATTCTGTAATACCACTATCAACTGTAATTTGCATAGCGCCTTGATCACTAATGCGTACTGTGCTCTTACCATCTAAGTTAAGAATACTAATAACAGCGTTAATTGGCCATGACCATGTGTGTTTCAATTTACCAACAACATTTGGTTGGAATACAAAGTTACCAGCGTGTGTACTTGCATCACCAAAACTTACAACTAAATTGCCATTGTCTGTTTTGACTTGGAACACGTTTTCTTCTGTATGTGCAGCCGCTTGCAATTTCAAACGACTGATTGAGCTCAGTGAAGGTTCAAATTCAATGTCCCAACCGTTGCCTTTGTACTTGACGCTTTTTAACTTTTCGTTAATAACTTCAGTACTCATAAATCTATAATCGTTAACAAAGTCGCCAGTTGCATTTTCAAAGTGCAAACTTGTTGGAATATCTACGCCGTTGCGTTGACTAGTAACAACATTAATCTTTGCGTTTTCTTTATATTCTGGATTCTTCAAGTGTAGTGCTAATTTGTCTAAGTTAGGCATACCAAATACGCCTGCAAATTCAGTAACTACCTTGTGTGTTTTAGCATTAACAATAACGCTACGGTCTTCTGCCATTGATTCAATAGTTGTTTCTCCGTTCTCACCAGAAACTTTAACTGTTGGCAAAAAGCCTAGGCTATGTGTATGTGCTACGATGTCTTGTAAAATGTTTTTCATATGGGTCTCCAAGTTTGTATTTTAACTGATATTGACGCTTGTGTCAACACCTTTTTTTACTTTTTTGTTGTACTCTATTACCGTTTCCAATAAATCAAATTTTTGATCTAATGAATTAATGTAATGAATAAACGCCGATGTATCTTTTGGAAAGCAATGCCCTCCCCAACCTCTTTCACCATCAGGTCCGGGAACCATGCTGTGACTTGTGCCAATTCGGTTATCTTGGCAAATTAAGTGTCTAACAATATCAAAGTCATGTCCACTTGCCTCACATATATCATATATGTGATTAAAGAACGATACTTTCATTGCTAAAAAACTATTTGTTGCGTATTTGATAATTGCAGCTTCTTCAATTGAACACTTGTGTACTACTAACAAGTTTGGCATTGCTCCCCTAAAAGCACAGTGCCAAAAATCCAACGGATCATCACCGCCAATAATCATATACTTTTGCTTGGCAAAATCTTCAATTGCTGACTTTGCTCTTAAAAACTCTGGACTATACGCAATGCTATGTTCAGAATATTTTTCTGTAATAGCTTTAAGTTTGTCTGGACTTACTGTGCTTTTAATTAAGATTGGCATATGAACTGGTGTTTGACTAATAACGTCTAACACGTTGCTGATATCACAATCCCCATTATCGTCACTAGGGGTATTAACACAGATAATAATTCCAGCGGCATCATAATGATCTGAAATTTTAACTTCAGTGAGTGCTGGATCAACTACTTCAGTTTCATAAGTGTATTTTAAAGCAGCCTTAACTGCCTTACCTACAAATCCGTAACCTGCAATAATAAATTTCATATTAAAATTCGAACAGTTTATTAAACGTGTTCTTCTCCTCTGTACTTTGCACGTCCCACTTCAATACACCAATCAAGTTATCAAGTTTATTATCAATAATTGATTGTTCCATTTCTGCGTGGTCAAAAGGCAAATCTTTAAACCATTGCGGCAAACGCAATTCATCTACTGGGTAAGCAACGCTAGTATACCCTAATGGATTTTGTTTTACTTTACAAACAATAACTTTCATACCGTCTACAATTTGTTGACTGTACTTGTCGTCCATCATACGCTTTAGAGTATTCCAGTTAATGCTTGCTCGAACGTGACCAGGCATATTAGCTTTACCAGCTTTCTTTTCTTTCTCTTGATATTCCGCAATGTTGTTAGCACGTTTGGGACTACCCTTCTCCCAACCTGGACGTGCTTTAAATTCACTTCTAAATTGAGTAATATTTTCTAGTACTTCTTTTTCAGTTGCACCAGTTAGTACTTTTTCCAATACATCGCTTAAGAAGTTTTGAATAAACACGGGAGTGTCACTACGTTTCAAATCCAAACCCATAGCTTTAATCTTACCAGGTTTGCCATCTATATCACTACGTTTGCCTTCTTTATCATAGTAAAGAACAGCATAACGTTTCTTAGTAATAAACAAACCTTTACTAGCAACAATTTCACGTCCAGCTTTGATAACTTCTCCACGTGACTTTGGACAATGGAATGAGTCAAGCATAAACTGTGGGAATGTACTGTTTACTTCTTCTCCAATTTGATCATATAATGAAACAACAGTTTCTTTACTCCATGGTAATGATCCGTTATCAATATCTTTCTTCAAAGTTTTATACGCTGAGAAATAGCAACTATCAGTATCACCGTAAATAATAGCTTTACCCACATGGTCGTAATCGCCTGTAATAATTTCATTTACCTTGCCAGCCATGTGTTTACAAATGGTGCGTCCAGTCAATGTAGTTGACTGCCCAATACGATTGTCAAAGAATCTACAACCACTGTTAAGAATAGCACCATATAAACTATTTAGGTTAATCTTCTTAACCAGTTGTCTTTTATCCCAATATTCTTCTTCAATTTTATTACCAGCTTTGATAGCGTCTTTTAGTTTGGCTTGCATTTCCTTACGTTCACTATACCACCGCTTTAACAAGCCAGGAATAATACCTTCTTTTTCGTAAGTGAAGATTGTACCATTTGCACTCAGCACCCAAGGCTGTTTACTTTCAAAAATTAGTCTATAAACTTCGGCAGCACTTAGTACATCACTGTCTCCGTTTTCCCAATCAATTGTAATTTCGGTGCCTACTTCTTGATTCATTACTGCGGTATATTCCAAAGCCGCAAACACGCCTTCCCAACTACCAGCAAAACTTTTACCTTTGGCCATTAAACTGTCAATATAGTTTTGTGTCATTGTTTGACGTAACTGCCCAACAATAGTTTCTGGTCCCATATTAAGCGCACGAATTGCAGACGGATACAGTGAATTAATATCCAGTGAGCCGATCCAATCTTGCAAGCCTTCTTTTGGATGTGCAACATACGCACCAGCTGCCGCAGTATTTTCACGTTCAGCCATCTTAACACGATTGGGTACAACCATGCCTCTACGATGTGCCTCGTTGATAATGGCCTGTTCAGTAACAGCCACAGCACCCATAATTGTTTGTAACAATACTGTGTTTTCGTGTGCCAGTGTATTGGCAAGATCCATAAACTTTAACTTCTTATCCATCTTGTCCAACAAGGCAGTATCTTGTCTGTTGTATTCAATAAACTTGCGGAAATCATGATTATAAAGTTGATCCAAAGTTCCTTCATATGGAACTTTGTTTTCACCAACTTCGATTTCACCAATAGCATCTAGTCTATATGTGTGACGTTCTTCATATGTGTATTTGCGATACAATTCTAAACTGTCCAAGTGTACACGACCAATGAGATCATAAGTTACAGCACTTTTTCCAAACTTCTCATACTCTCTGCGTTTTGGGAATTGATTAAACAAACAAAAACGTCTAGTGTCTTCTTTGCTTAGAGTTTTGGTCACACGATTAACGGTGTACGGGATATCAAATCCCTCGCTGTTCCAGCCACTTAAAATGTCTGCATCTTGAATGATATCTAAGAATGTGTCTAACATTTCTGCTTCTGTTTCAAACAGCATAGTGTCTGGAATGTCTTTGATTGATTCTTTAGCCTGCTCCATTGTCATTGTCTTTGGAGGCACTGCTAAACAAACCATTGTATCTAACCATTGTAGGTGAACAGCAATCGCAGTAATTGGCATAAACGCATCATCTGGACTTGCGTAGCCTCTTTCTGGATCAAAGTCCACCTCAATGTCGAACCATGCTACGTGTAGCTTTGGTGGTTCGGCATTGATATAATTCTCACTCAAACATACAAATACTTGGTTAATATCTGCTTCGTATAGTTTCTTGTTGGAGTGGATTGCCATTTCCTTGCGGAAATCTTTTTGTGTTTTACAAACAACTTTGCTAACTGGAGTACCGTGTATACTTTGGTGTTTTCCTCTTGCATCATCGTAGTAAAATGAGTAACGGGCCGGGATATCTTTAAATTCCCTCTTGCCGTCTTTATTGCGTTCGACAACTTTGACAACGTCATTGTCTCTGTCGAACCATGCGTCTACATAGCTCATATCTCTCCTTATGTCATTTGCGGCTGACAAACACCCATGTTGCGGTTTATGGCCCGCCGACCTTTCCTAGCAATATTTATTAGATACGCTTGGTGATATCAAGAATTGCTTCAATCTCTGCCCAATCTTCATTGTGCGCTGACCAATCGCCTTTATGTGCAATTTTGATAGCACGATTAATGACGCTGGGTTTTACATTGAGTTCTTCTGCTACTGCCTTAACTGTTTCTTTCAAGCCTTCTGATAAATCTTCAATTTCACGAAGTACTGTAGAACCTTCACTAATCAAACGCTCCAATTTTGCCTTTTCTTCTGCACCGTAATTACGACCTGACATATTGATTCTCCTTTACATAGCCTATTATATATTAATTATCATCCTGTGTCAACACCTAAGAAATTTTAAAGACAAAAATGGCAGAATAAATCTGCCATTAATGCTTATACTTGATTACTTCTGTAGTGAGTATTTGAAATCACTATATTGTTTTTGTAATCCTAAGATTTCTT